TGGCTAACTTTGAACCCGCTTTTGAAAAGATGATCCACGATGAAGGTGGATTCCAACTGACTAACATACCGGGCGACCGGGGAGGGCAAACGTATGCCGGAATCGCAAGAAACGCAAACCCCGACTGGGCCGGATGGCAGTTCATTGACCGTAAGGATTTTGGGTCGGCTACGCCGTTGGTTCGTGAGTTTTATAAATCTAACTTCTGGGACCGCATCAGAGGTGACGATCTTACAAACCAGCCTATTGCAGAAACGATATTCAATTTCGGCGTTAACACGGGAGTTAGCGTCGCGGTCAAACTCGCCCAGCTCATCGTCGGCACAGCCCCAGACGGCGCAATCGGACCAAAAACCATTGAACGGTTAAACGCTTGTTTGGATAAAGAGTTCCTACCGGCATACGCATTGGCAAAGATTAGCCGGTATGTACAGATATGCACTAGGGATAGAAGCCAATCCAAGTTCTTGTTGGGCTGGTGCAGAAGAACGCTAGAGGGACTCAAGTAATGGATTTGCTTGGAATTGGAGCAATAATTGAAGGTGTTGGCAAGGTTGCGGGCGACCTCATCACGACTGACAAGGAGAAGCTCCAGATTGCGCTACAAGGGCGCGAACTGGACTTGGAAGAGAAAAAGATTGATCAGGCCACCGATCTTGCGCAGGTGGATATCAATAAGATTGAAGCGGAAAATCCTAATGTATTTGTCTCTGGTTGGCGTCCTGCTGTCGGTTGGGTTGGGGTGTTTGGTCTGGCTTACCAGTTCCTAGGCTACCCGATGATGCAGTGGATCTGGGCGTTTGGGCAGGGCGTAGACATCATTCCAAAAGGTCTAGCCCCGCCGCCCGATCTGCAAACTGATCAACTGATGGTTCTACTGTCCGGCCTTCTCGGTTTCGGCGGGATGCGATCCTTTGAGAAGTCCAAGGGAGTCGCTGCGAAGTAGGTCACGGTAAGCGTTAATCGCCGATTTTAGGTCTGCGTTTAGCGCTTCAACTTCTGCGTTTAGCAAGTTCATACGCTCGGTTGCTTCCTTGGCAAACTGCACAAGGTTTTGGTATTGCCACGTTTCAAAATTAGCCATGCGATTCCTCAAGAAGTTTGATTGAGTATTCTAGAAAATTTTCCTTCGGTAAATTTCTGAGGAAATATACCGGGTCGGATTCGTTGCGGTACTGATGCGGACGATTTGGGCCTTGGATAGCCGTATACGCCCATAGTTCTCCTCTTGGTGTTGTGACCATGCGGCGGTCAATCACGCCTTTTTCGTACATCCGGCTCAACTGACCAATCAACGTTCTGCGGTTTAAGCGTGGGAACGGCATATCTGGCATCGTACACTCGCCGTATGCCATCAAGAATTCAATGACTTCGTTGCTCATATTTACCTCAAAATAAAGCGTCCGGTACGCTGGACAAATCTAATTTTGGTTTGCGCGGGCGCGGCACTTTGACCGCAACGTGCGGATATGGCGGCATATGCCAAACCCACCGCACGACGCGCCCTTCATCGTCAAGAATGCCGTACTTCACGTGTTCTTCTCCCGTAACATCTTGTCAATCTCTTCGGTCAGATCAACAAACCAGTCAATCTCTGGTTCTCCGTAATCCTTCCACAATTTACCCCACTCTTCGTCGCTCAAGCTTTCCCATGGCAGCGGCTTTCGTTCCAGATTCATTCTTAAACCCACTTGGTCTTGATTTGGTAAAACAGGTGGCGCACTTCCAACGGAAATGCCCGCCTTTGGCTGTTGGTACTTTGACAGTGCCAAGGTTGACCTGACACTGTTGGCAGGTTGAAGTCATTCGCGGGCTGGACAGTTACGACCTTCGTTGCATTTATGGTTGCAGCAATTTTTCTTTGCCTCATCCCAACCAGCATTCCACGCTTCCCACATATGACCCTCTAACGGGTTGTAACTACCCGCAGGGCTGTTCTTGGCGTAAACATTTGCCCACCAGTCGCGCCACAGTTTGTTTTTGTCGTTCATAGTCTTGACTTTAAAACAATTTCCAAATCACCAATCGTAATGCTGCGGGGCCGGCCTTTGAAGATCGCATCTTCAACCCATGGGCGACGCCACAAGCACTTGAACTCAGGCTTGGCGCGAGAGTTTACCAACTCATCCGTTGAATACGTAACACCACCCAACCCAACCCACTCATGCGGTCGGATGTAGTGAGGAACAATAATTTGGTCAGTGTTGGGTATGCGAAACACCGGTTCAAGTTCGTAGTCAGTGTTGCGTTGTCCAAGTTCAGCCACGCTAAAGTTGACCTTGTATCTTGGGTTCTGTCTTTTTGTCATATCTGCTCTCCGATTTTGTTTTTGGCATCTTCAAATCCATATCCCACAATGACTCGATGCCCGCAGCCCTGTAGGTATTCAATCCAATCCTTTTGCTCTGGTCGTACTACACCTCCTTTCTGACGTTTCATCTCAATCCACAATCCCCAGGCGGGCACAAACAGGTCAGGAACCCCGGCGCTTACGCCTTCAACCTTGAGCCTAGCCGCCACACTGATGCTGCGTTTCTCACCGTTTGGGATGGCAAAAATACGAACATCTGGGTAAGTCTGTCTAAACCAACGCACCATCTCGCGTTGCTCTTCATGCTCGGTCGGTACACTCATTTCCCTGCCTGATTGTAGTAATTTTGACCGAATGATGATCTGCTTTCAGAGTTTGAATTCCATTAAAACTTTCTGCAAGATGGTCTGCAATCAGTTCATGAAACCCGTCTTGATACCAGTGTTCGATGTGTTTCAACAATTCTTCAACAGAAATTATTTCTTTAGTCTCAATCTTTAGTTCGTACAAAATTCTTATTTTGTTGATAGGGCATTTGCAATAAAAAGAAGTTTCGTAAATGTTCACAACAAAAATCCTTGTGCTGGTTGTAATTCCCATTTCCGGGGGGGGGGGTTGGTTGCATCAATTCTTTTTGCCATACAACCAGCACACTGCAAGTTTCCAGAATGGTTGACCGCAACGTTGGTGGAATCTGCGCTTGCCAACGGCCATGGGCCTTCTGACTGCCCCAACATTCTCATGCCGTGAACCCAAGGTACAGACCCAAACGTGATGGTAAGTTGGTTGAACGCTTCATCCATTCTTGCGGTCCATTTCTGCGTTCCGATCTGCCAATATTCACCAGCTGACCCAAAACATACCCGGCCCCACTGATCGCAAAGTTCAAGAAGATAGTCAATAGAAAGTCCAAGATGCCAGACTGGTATCCCAAACTCTTTACGAAATGGCCAGGATGCGACCATCTCGCGTTGCTGTTCAACCGTGCCATCGATCACATCAGGCACCACACCCCAATGTGGATGGCGCAAAATTGGTTCAACCCATTCGTAAAACCCATCGCGGTCAAACTGCAAGCCACGAGTTTTTGCGCTAAATGCTCCGTTGTCCAACATCAGTGATTGACCCAAACGAAGGCAACGCTGCAACTGATCTGGTCTGGCGTAACTGACGCAAAAATGCTTGCCTCCCATCGTTTCTATGGCTCTGTTAGGGGTGATGGGCGTTCCATGATAGTGAATCATCACCAAGTCCGCTTCACAACTCTGAAGAATTTTCCATTGCGTTTGTACTCGATGGATACTGGGGGAAACCCTTGGTTCATCTGTGCCGCCACATAATCAATCGCGTCCGAATCTGTAACTTCGTTGATCTGGTTCAACACTGACTGCGCTTTGTTGGCGATGTAATACAACGTACCCAACGCCTTCTCTCCGGCAAACCCGGCGTGCAGCAGCGGCAGATACTCAGTGATGGGTTGGTCGCTCAAACCACCGTAGTAAGTGACTGACACCATTAGCTTCCCGCTAGCCTGGCTAACGTGACGCCGCCACGACCACTCGCTGACCGCCATTTCGGTCCCTTGGTCGCCCATGATGTCATCTTGCTGTAGCCTCAACTTCTTAGGCTCAACAGCGGGAAAATCCGTCCCGCAGGCGGGGCATACGCGCACCGCTAACGCACAAATTTCATTGCAGTTGCTGCAAACTTTGACCGGCGCAACACCGTCGCCTGTGCCACCTTTTCTGGGTGGCTGGACGTTAGTGATCGGGCCATGCGTTGCAACCACCTTGGCAAAGTCCAGCACCATGCAATGATCGGTATGGCTCTTGGGACGCATCCCTCGACCGGCCATCTGGAGGTACAACCCAGGCGACATCGTAGGTCGTAGCATGGCGATCAGGTCAATGTCTGGGTAGTCAAAGCCAGTGGTCAACACGTTGGCGTTCGTCAGCGCCCGGATCTTGCCGGTCTTAAAATCATTGATAATTGCTTCACGTTCTTTCTTAGGCGTGTCGCCGGTCACGCACTTGGCCGGCACACCCCAATAAGTAAGGATTTCGCAGACATTTTCCGCGTGCGATACCCCTGTACAAAAAAACAACCAGTGTTTCCGGTCCTCGGCCAGCGCTATCACCTCGCTGACAACGCGCACGTTCTGGTCTTTGGTGTTCACCGCCTTCTGCAACTCGCCTTCCACAAACTCACCACCGCGCTTTGCAACGCCAGTCGTATCCAGTTTGGTTGTGGTTACCTTGGAACGCAGCGGGGCAAGATGCTTCTTGAAGATCAACTCTTCAACCGTCACCGGCTCAATCAAAGCGTTAAAGATCGCCGGCTCATCCGTGATCATGCCGTGGCCCAAACGGTATGGCGTGGCGGTCAGGCCCACGACCCGAAGGTGCGGGTTGATACGCTTGAGTTGGCCTAACAGGTTACGGTAGCCGCCCGTATCCTTGTGGTTTACCAAGTGGCACTCATCAATGATCACCAGATCAATGTGATCAATTTGCGCTGCCTTGTTGCGCACTGACTGTATTCCGGCAAACGTAATAGGCTGGTGCAACTCACGCCGGCCTATGCCTGCGCTGTAAATCCCAAGCGGTGCGTCCGGCCAGTGTGTGTACATCTTCTCAGCGTTCTGCTCAATCAGTTCCTTAACGTGGGTGAGCATCAACACCCGCGTTTCCGGCCACTTCGTGATTGCATCCTTGCAAAGCGCAGCAACAATGTGGCTTTTGCCTGAGCCGGTTGGCAACACCAGGCAGGGGTTGCCTTCGTAGCCAGCCAAAAACCAGTTGTACAGGTCATCTATAACCCGCTGCTGGTAGTCACGCAGGATCATCCCGTCACCCGCCCATCAAACGTCTTACGAAACTCAATCATGCCTTCGTCAGCCTCAGCGCAGGCTTCAGCATTAACAACCAACTCCTTAGAACCAAACACCCCGTCACCTGGCTCACCGTTCACAACGTCTTTGCCCTTGATGACGTAGATGGTCTGCCACTGGTCGCCTGCTTCTTTGCGCTGCCACGGCACCATGTCAGGGTGCAAGACGTGACTGTCGCAACCCTCACGCTGCCATTCCACGGGGATCTCATTACCGGCGTGGCGCTCGCAGATCCATTTGGAATCTTCAGTTGCAGTGCTATGGGCGCAGGTCCGGCAGTTGACCTCTTTGGTCAAACGGTCGCCGTGGCAGAACTCATGCGCAGGACACCACTTGCACTGATACCAGCTGGGGTCAACGCTTAATGGTTCGGGCATCCGGTCTGACAATGCGATCCGCTTACCACGGGCCACTGCGTTCTCGGCAACGCCTTTGTCGTACTCAACTCGCTCTGTGTAGATGCGGTCGTCATCCTTGCAGATAGCAACATACAGAGCGCGATCAATACCAGTGCCATGCATATAAGACTGCATTTGCACAAAGTGATCAAATTTTGCACGCTCCACACCTTTGTCTTCAACCTGTTCGAACGATTTTTTGTTGTGGGTTTTGTATTCACAAACGTGTTTCTTTGATGGCGCTCCCGGCACCCCAGAGATTGCGATGTCATCTATGCTCCCGCTGATGTGGCAACCAAAGTCCACGCGCTCTTGCGCTACCCCTGGCTTGAACTGGACACCGATTGCTTGCAAGTCCGACTTAATCGTGGCTTCTTCGTTTTGACCACGCCGGAATATCCGAAGGGTGCGGCCTTCAAACTTGCTTGCCACGGCCCACCGAAACGACAACCACAACCAACGGTCACAGGCATGACCAAGCTGGCTGGCACCCAAATGACCCCTAGGCTTATCCGTCTTTGACGTATGGTATTGGTCAATCTGTTCGGCGATGCTATATTGGGCGTCAGGAATTTTCACGTGCTGTCTCCTCTCCTCGGTTTGACATTTGCCCGGCGCAATGCCGGGCATTTTTTTGCCTGTTTATTTCTTAATCCAAGGCGGCGAAGCCTTGGCGTTGGTGGCGGCAGCGGCAGGTTTAGGTGCAGGCGCAGAACCACCGTTCATTGTGCGGAACGCCTTCACTTCGTTGCTGTTGCCGTACTGCTCAGAAATGCGGATGTCCAACTTGATCGACAGGTTACCGCCGATCATCTGGTCCGTATCCTTCAGCGAAGTCAGGCCAATCGCCCGCATAATCTCGCCTAACTGCTGCCGGCCAATCTCCTCGGCCTTGGGGTTCGGGTTGCGCACATTCAGGTTGCCAAACACCACACGCCCCTGATGGGTTGGGCCGTTGATGTCGTAACGCACCTTGATGTATTTGCCAGTACCCATCTTGGTCGCCATGATCTCAGCGTTACTAATCGTTACGTCATACCAGCCAGCAGGCAACGGCTCAAAGTTGCGGTCCGATACGGGGAGCGCGGCAACGTCAAAAGTTTCATCTAACAGCATTTCAATCTTTCCTAATGATAGTGAACGAGGGACGCCCAGCCTTGGCGGTGATCGCCTTGGACAAAGGTTTGGTAATTGACTGGTCTGCGGCTTTCCAGGCAGTCATGATGATTTCAGGTTTCCAGCGAAAGAGCGCAGAGATTTGTGTCTCCAGCCCTTCTTCTTCAGCAATAGCAATCAGTTTCTCGGCGTTGACCGTCCGGTTGATACGGCCTTCGATCTTGATTGCATAAGGCGAACCTACGGCAGTCACGTTCTCGGTACCTTCAAACGTTTCGGGAAAATTCAACCGGCAGGCAATCTGGTCTTCAATCTCGCGGCGTTTTTCTACCGAGATCTTTTCGGTTTCCTTGTAGACAATCCAACGGTCAGCCAGATCGTCTATGGTCACGTCATCAAATATTGAGGTCATGCTGCACCTCCGATCTTCTTGATGATCTCGCCAAGGTCAGCGTCTTCCCAAACCTCTAACTTGCCAGAGCGATCCTTCGCCAGCCACAGACCATCGCCGTCCGTCAGCAATGCGCGGCGGGTGTTGCCATCCGAGTCCTTCTCAACCCGCAGAGCAAGCACCTCATCAAAAAAGTATGGCAAAGACTGACCAGTCTTGTTGCCCGGCATTGATGGGGCGTAAAGCACCCGGCCCATCTCATCTTGAGTTTTTTCCAGCTTGGCACTCATGTAGACGTGCTTGCCGGGCAGATCACGAAAGCCACGGATAATGTCGGCCATCTGTTCCTGCATCGCACCATATGCTGCGCGGGGGTCTTTGTTGACCTTCTTCTCAGTGTTGAGAACTACCTCGGCGATCTCGCTGATACTGTCTAGCGCAACCGATTGAAACTCCTTCGCTTCAGCGCTGCCGTTCAACCACTTGTACGCCTCCCTAAGATCATCCATGCTAGTGATCTCAATGAACGGCAGGTTGGTATCGGCAATTGATAGCAAGCCACCCTCGGCGCTCAGGATGACCGGCGTGGGAAGCGTTGGGATTAAGCTGGTCTTGCCGGCACCAGCCTGACCATAAACAAGAAGCTTGACCGCCTGAGCGGTGGCTTCCTTGGTGCGTTTAAGTTGAATAGCCATCAGATGCCTCCCGACAGGCCGTAGAACAAACAAGCGCCAGCGGCAATACCAACCAGCAACGACACAAT